CTTTTATATATGTCTGATCATACCACTGAAGTATTGGGCCATCTATTACAGTATGTCCAGACGATATAAAATCACAGTCACATTCTTGTGCTGCCATTTTTTCTCCTAGTAGTGATGTTTGTTGACGGCGCCATTCATCATTACGTTCCGGATGTGCTGTCCAATGCAGTCTAATTGGATTGAACTCACCAGCAGCTTCTGCATCTACCCATGTTTTATGAAACCAGTTACCAGTACCATTAGGAGTAGATAATGCTATACATCCTCCTCCCGTTGATAGTGTTTGTTGAGCTGATGCCCATATTTCGCCAATGTTTCGGATAAATGCTGCTTCGTCTATAACTAATAAGGATAAAGCTTCTGATCTACCCGCAGTACCTGTAGATGAGACTGCTTTGACCTGAGAACCATTTCGTAATCTTAGTGAAAGTTTATTATCTTCGTCTGTTGTACCTTTCATCCAGGTTGGTAAATTCTCATGCATCACTCTAATCTTTGTGACTAAGTTCTTTGCTACCTCCTGAGTAGTTGCAATGACCAACACATTGAAGTCTGATTTAAATAACATGTTCCAAAGAATAAATCCTGCAGATAAAGTTGATATACCTAATTGTCTAGATTTCAATATAATATTATAGCGATTGTCGTTGAAATCGTTGAGAGTGTCTTGTTGAAATGGATATAAATTGAAATACATCTTACCTTTAGTAGGATGTTGAATCACACAATACTTACGCATGAAATGAACCGGATCTGTAGCCGATTTCTTGAATTCATCACGTATTATCTGTTTAAGCGATTTCTTTTCTGACATAACATTTTTTAATCCTAAATTAGATCTGCGCCGGCTTCTTCAACAGTCTGTATCACTTTCTGTATATACTCGGCTATTTCACCTGATTTAATTGCGTTCAATGCTGTCTTGATACCTACCATTTTCAATTTACCTTTTGCCAAATATTGTAAAGCTGTTGAGCCTCCTTGTAGCAACAATGCCGCAACTATTAATGTATGTATGAGTTCAGCAACTTTATGTGCTTTCTTTTTGTCTTTAACGCCGGCTTTCATAATAGCCTTCTCAATAGCGCCAACAATAAGATGATGATATTTTTCGCCAATAGCAACTAATTTTTCGCCAGATAAAAATTTCAATCCAGGTATTTTACCTAACAAGTTTATAAATTTACCAACTAATTTAACAATCATACCTAATGATAATGCCACACCAGCTAATGTTAATGCACCTAAAGCTTCATTCTGTAGATCATCGCCCTCTAAATCAACTGATTTTAAATCCTGAGCTAGATCACTTATCTCATCTTCAACCTCTGCTGCAGCTGCTTCAATATCTTCTTCTGATAATAATTGCTCGTTGATTATTTCATCAACTATTGTCTTCAGTTTTTTCATTGCTAGGTTCTGCTAAATTTTTTCTGATATTTTCTTTTAATTGACTGTAATCTTTTTGCATACGCTCAACAAATTGTGTGATGTCGATATCATCTGATCGACCATCGGCATTGTGCCAATATGCTTCTTTGACCTGATTCTTTAAAATATCAACTTCAATGTCACAGTCTTTGAACCATGCTTCAGCATTTTCTGCCATGATTTTACGTTGATATTCGTCCCAAGCATCTTTTCCTTGTTGTCGTACTTGACGTTCTTCTTTTAGTACACATGAAAAACATTTTTTACGACTAAAATAAAACTTGAGATTCAACTGCTTTTCAGCACCTTTCATATATTCACCACATTCAGGACAATCATCCGGAGCTGTTAAAATGTCCTTGATAGATGATAATAATGAATTAGCTGCTTCCTTTATACGATACCCTTCTTTCTGAGTCCATTTATGTCTAGTTCCTTTAACATCTGTTTCATACCATACTTTTGGAGAACCATCTTCAAATGTCTCAACTACATCCAAGTCCTTTTCAGGACCTTTAGAAAAGGTAAATGTTTTTCTAGTTTGCGTTTTATGCTTACCAGCAAGTAAGTCGCGTACTGCTTTTACGTTTTGTAACTTTTTAGACATATTATACTTTGAATTCTTGTCTGAACTTCATACGTATTCTTTGTTTTGCAGAATCATCTAATGGTAATGCATTTAACAAATCGAATACATAATCAACTTGTTGAGTTGCAGGTCTGCCTTCTAATGCTTTTAATAACATCCTATAAGCTAGTGTCTTTTCCATTTTTTCTTTACGTGTAGCTAATGCTCCTGTAAGCTCTCCGCCATCTTCCTGTTCCTTGACAACTTCTGTTTGTGGCATATTCATAACAGATTGACGAATTGATTTCATTTGTAATCTCTGCTTTAGTTTATTAACAGCTTGAGAGTCATTGCCTATGAGTTTTTGAACTATCATTAACATAGCTGCTGCTTTTTGCTGCGATGATCCTACTTGTAATGATTTTTCTAAAGCTTTCATATATGGTGTATCAACTAATCTATCCAAACGACTAGTTGTAGTTTTTGTAGCGCGACCTAAATTCTCATTAGTTTTATTATCGTACTTACCTTCATTTAATGTTGCACGAACAATACGTCTGATTTCTTGACGTAAAATTTTCTCTTTTCGATTCATTAAAATGCTCCGTTTTTTTAGTATAAATATAACGTTATCTTGAATACCTTGTCAAACCTAATAATTGATTGACAGGTGCAAATAATCCAGTTAATTTATAAGTTTTTCCTTTATAAACAAATACTATACCTTCAGTAGGCACTAATTTTTCAAATCCTCCTGCAGCTTCAATACGCTTCAATTGAGTTTTCATTTTTTCTAATGTTGTGAGATCATCACTATTTTTTAAATCACGCACAGTATCAGCTATTTGTTTACGTAGATCTTTAACTGTATCTGATGGATTTGCAGACAAGAATTCAGATGCATTACTTAAAACTTCTGCTCCAAGTTCCAAAAATATATCTTCAAATTTTGCAATATTAGCTTTATTTAATTTAGTCATATCTTGTTTGTCAATATCTGTCACACGACTTAATGTTTCTGGATCTGTAATATTTTTAGTATTTAATCTAAAAGACTTATCATCATATGCCCATCGTCTAATTAAACCATCACGTTCTTCTGAAGTTAGATTTGGTAAATTATTGTCTAAATAATTTTCCCACCAACTTTGATGATACATGACAACTTCATCCGAATCTTTTAATCCATATTCTTTCTGAAGTTTATTTATCTTATTAATATAATAACTTTCTTTTTTGTCAAAATCTGGAAGTTTAGATAATGTTATGACTTTTGGTGGAATTATTTTAAAATGTTCTTGCGTATCTGCATTAACATCTGATATCATCTTCTGCAACTGAGCGCCATATTCAGGTAATGAATCAATTTTTGTTGCTGACTCTAAATCAAACTCATTTAGCCCATGGAATTGCAAATAGGCTTTTGGTCCATATGTTATGACATTAGCTGTTGCTGGATATATTATTTCTAAATTAACAAATCTTCTCCCGTTTTGAAATATCTCATCTCTTTGATCGGGCGATAATGATAAAATAGCTTTTTCTAAATCTTCCATAGCAAAGGCGAATGTATCTGATATATCTCCTCTACCCCCAAATTTTATTTTAACAGCATCGATATCCATTGGTTGTCTAATAGTAGCTTTATTACGAGCAGCTCCCACTTTGCCATCTTTAAAAGTTACATTAAGGTTCTGGCCATCTGTCTTTTCTGTGACGTCTGATTCTCTGTTCAACTCTCCTTGCAGTGACATTATAACCAGTTCTTTCATTTCTGCAAATGTAAGATCTCTGTCATCAAAAGGATGGTTCATATGTCCAGAAGCTCCTCCTTCTGTTATTAATGTTTTAAATTTATTAGCCCACCATTGTTTCGAATAAGATTCTGTTAATGATATTTCACTTTTAGTCATTGGCTCTTGTTCTGTAGAATCAATTGCTTCTTCAGCTCCTAAAAAGTTAAGGAATTTATATCCTACACGTTCTGCTACACCGGTTATATAGTTCTGCCAACGCTTATATCCAGGATTACCTCTAAGCTCTTTGGTATAATTAGTACCTGAACCTATAGCACCTACTTTACCAGTCGGAAAATATGATACAGCATCGACAGGTCCATTAGGCCACATGTCATTGTGATTTTCAAATTCTTTATCAGTGTTCAATACATAGTTAAGAACTGAAAAGCCTAATCGTTCAGCCATGGCAGCAGTTTTCTTTTGATATGTTTTTTGATTACCATAGAAATATCTAGGACCATCATCTACATCAGCTTTGCTGCCTCCTGCAAATGATATTTCTGTTATAATATTAGTATTGATAACAAAATTACCTATCTGTTCTGCGACTAACACACTGAATTTATCTCTGAGTAAACTGAATATCTTATCATCATAAAAACCCATCACAGTTTCAAACTCTTCAGGTGATGCAGTTGCTAACACCTGTCTCAGTACTGTACCTGACATGTCTCCATATCCTGGTACTCTGATTGACACATGTGGTGCAACATATAGATAACCATGTTTTGTGTAAGGTTGAAGATTTCCTTTATTGTCATCATAATACTGAAAAAATGTAGGTTCACCATTTCGTTTTGTTCCTACTCGAAAGCGTGGATCTTCATCCATGTCCTTCTTACCAACAGCAAATATCACTGCAGTGGTTTCAGGATCATAATCTCCAAGTATTTCACTAGCTTGATATGGATTGCGGACTTGCACCACATTGGTAATGCCATGAGCATTGATCACCTGCTCTTTTTCAGAGAAGTCCAAAGGTGACTTAGGTAGTTTCACTTTGTCAGAAGTGGCAACATAGGTATTGCTTTTTCCAAATCTGCTGGCAAGTTTCTTGTAAACTTCAGCATGATGTTTGCCCATCGGTTGAAACCGGCCCGGATATATCACAACTATGTCACGTATATCAGCTTCATTCAGAATTGCAGAAGCTATACTTTTACCTAAATTCATATCTATAAATATAAGTAATTTTTATCAAAGTACAAAATTAATTTTCATCATCTTCTATAGCAAAGCCGGCTGTTATAGCTTCTGATTCAGTATATGAAGTCACGCCATCAAATACAGATCCGGTCACAAATGAATGAGTTTCATCTTCATAATGAAGGACACATCTTGAATCAGTACTTTCTGCATGAGGATATACACTGTAAGCGTATAAAGTTGTTCTTTGATCTCTTGGGGGAGCATTTAGATCATAAACATTTGCAGATGCTTCATATGCGGAGCCTGAGTTTGGATATTCGTAATATAAATGCATAGTTATGGAGTTGAATAATATGTTTTAAGATTATTTTCTATGTTTGTAAAATCAGATGTTTTATCTGCCGCAAAAATTAACAGCTCTGAAAGTTGACCATTATATGCTGAAGTACTGTTTGTACCTATAGTAGTGATGGAACCCATTTGTGCGCCTGTAACTACCCAATCTCCTCCTCCTGATCTTCCCTCAGCTACTTGGTCTACCCTAACAACGGAGGATGCACCATTCATCATTCTTGTCACTACATGGAGATCAGTGTCTCCGTGAGCTGTGGCTCCTTGAGCATTAATTTGAGTACCACTAAACTTACTTAGTATACCCATCCTCACAAATCTTTTAACATCAAATCTAATGAAATTACCGGTATTTACCTTAGAAACCCATGTACCTTTAGTACCTGCATTACTAGCATGATGATGTGCCATTACCTCAAAACCTGTTATAGGCTGTGATGTTGTTGGAACACCTGATATAGTTAAATGGAGATTGTTTGCACCCTGAGTTGTCGGTAAACTGTTCTTGGTTTCAATAGTCCCTGCGGTTGCTATTCTGATTTGTTTGCTTGCATTTGTTTGTGCACCATCTCTGCTATTACCAGATTGGTCATACCACTTTGCAAGAAACCCGTCATCACTACCTAAAAATGTTGTCAGTGAAGATTTATCAAGATCTCCATTTCCATCAAATCCAATGTCTTGTTCTGCATTGTCAGATGTTCGCCGAACCCTTACTGCATCGCCTGAGTAGGTAGATGATAGTTTTCTCAATGAATATGCTGCAAGAATATCAGTACCAAATAGATCTAGTAATAATGTACCTCCTGCTTCTACTTTAGCAGTTGTAGCAAAAAATGCTGATATCATTGACATTACTGTTCCTGATTGATTGTGGCCAATGCTATACCATTTCCTATGTAATGATAATACACATAATTTCTTTTGGTAGTATCAAATGTACCATTCAGAACTTTGAAATCATCAGATGGCAGATTCAAACCTACCGACGATGAAATGTCAGTCATTATAACATTTCCTAATATACTAGGATCAGGATCTACTGACATTGTCACTGCCGATTCCGTTGTAACAGACATTATTCTGTTACTATCAAATACTAAAGTAGTGCTAAATGATGATGAAATAGTTGTAGTTAGTCCAGATCCATCGCCTTCAAATGATCCACTGAATGATCCAGAATATGAATTGGATGATCCTTTTATTTTGATACTCGATGTTGTCGCTATTAATGAACCAACTTCTATGCTATCTGCTTTAATGATGAGTTTCTTTGTATCAGTCCTGGCAGAAATAAATGCACTACTGGTCACATAAACTTCAAAGCCAGCTCCTGTATAATTGTCCGGAGAATCTGAAAGTGCAGATCCCGAATATAACAGAAATCCTTGACCTTTACCTGCAGAGGCTGATGTAAAGCCTTCATATCCAACAGATCTAATGAATGAAGATCCTCCATGCATTTCAATACCTCCACCGGGAGTAGAATTTAAGAACAATGATCCTGACACTATATTGTTAACGCCGGTAATTACTGTGTTCTCACCTTTGAATGTTACTGGATATACATATGACTCCATGTCAGCAATGTTGTTGCGATAATCCAGATATTGAAATCTGAAAGTGAGAGGAGTATCAAAATATGTTCTAGGTATACGTTTGTTTATTCTTGCAACATTTGGTGTGAAACCGGTTTCTTTTACTGCTACCAAAGATATATCTGCTAATGTCCATTGACCTCTTCTAATCACAAATAAGATATCAGCTGTATCATCTTCATTTGAAAGAAAATTAAATGAGATATCATTTATACTTTGACTAACATTGAATTCAACACTACCTAATCGTTTACCAAAAGTATTATTGTCTTCAAATATACCTTGTAAACTATCAGTTAATTGTGTCTGACTGCTTCTGATTACATATGTTGAATTTCTAGTAGCATCATCTGGTACGGAAATTGCATTTCTTGTGCTACCTGAAACATATACATCTACTCTCGGGAAAACAACATTGGGATCGGATGATGTCGGATTGTCAGTAGCATGTGCTTTGAACTGTAATTTGTATATTGTATTAGCTTTGAGATCTGCATGATATTGTGATGATGATATATGGATGTATGCAAATCGTTTATCTGTGGCATTGAATGTATTTTGAGCTCTTACCTGAACTCCCGATATAATGTTACTAGGATTGAATACAGTATTAACTTCTTGTTCAGGTAAAGTATTTGCTCCAGATCCTGTCCAATATGTTTTAAAATCTTGTAAATTAGTAAAAAAACCAATTCTATTTTTTATTACTCCATTGATATTTGAGGTTTCTAAATTATCAGGATCTTCTAATAATTCAAATTCTTCCAATATTGTATCGCCTAGATCTTCAAAATCACCGAAAAGCCCTCCAGCTTTAAATAATGTTTTTATTTTGTAGACATCACCAGTTGCAGGGGATAGATTTTCAATACGTATTTCTGCAAATGATTGTGATTGTTCTGTTACTGCTGTGGTAGGTGATCTGAAATAACTTGCTGTGAAATTGTCACTGCTTTCTATCCTATCTAAAGAATGTAACGTACTCTGCCCGTTATTATTTCTTTGCGTATATGGAAACTGAAATGATCCGTTAGTGTTCAAAGAAGGATCTCTAAAACCGGATATTTGAGCCACTTTTGCCTGAGTAGAATTTAATACTTCAGTTATTAAAAAATCAAAACTTCCAGAAGCAATGGTCGGGACATTTGTTGTTAATGCTGGAAAACTTTGTGGATTATTTGAAGGCAATAATTCACCATCTTGTATTTCAAAACTTGATCCTGCTGATACAGTAGTAATGTTTATAACTGGGTTAGAAATGGTAATCGTTCCGCCAACCATTTCAGGTATCAATGCAAATCCGTTAGATTCTAGCAATGAAACACTATTAACTGTAAATATTGGATTAGTTTGTGCAGCCGTAGGGCCGGCAAAGGTTTCGGCTGTTATTAGTGGTTGTTGCAAAAATTGTGAACCTACATAACTAGGCGGAGATCCTAATGTACCACCTCCTTGATTTCCAGTACCAGGTCCTGGACTTGTTTGTCCTCCTCCATTGTATATAATACCAGCAGAGCCATATGGTCTGATTGTAACTGTACCAGATCCTGACTGAGCTAGGTTAATGCCTTGCAAATTTGTTATCTGCAAATAAGGTTGTGTAACTTCTTCTATGATAACTTTTGGCTGCTGTGTAAATATTATCTCAGTATCATTTCTAAGTTCTGGGGCTACGGTTACAGTTCTTGACCATATCAAATTGGGAGATCGTATTCCATTTATCGTATCATCTGGATCAGTGGAATATGGATACTGTAATTGAGTTTCTTCATCAAATGCTGCTCTAGATGCTACATATACTACAGCAGGGCCGGGGGCAGTGTCCGGATATATCCATACTGATACGACTCTTGTGCCATCATGTTCTGCGTAATTTACAATCTCATGATAAATTGGATCTCCATTAAAATCTAATATTTCAACATATATAGGTGCGCGATCTACTAATGTGCCTGCCGCAGCCTTTATCTTAAATAAATTTTTACCTGATGTAAATTTTTCCGGAAAATCTACAATGTTGAAAAATTTTTCAGATGTTAAAGAAGTGTCAAAAATCTGAAGTGACTGAGCATTACGTAATTCTAGTTTCTCACGTTTATGTGGAAATGTCTGTTGATTATATGTAACTCCTGCCATCAGTATACTTTATCATAAATATTGTATTTTTGAATAACCACCTGTCTTTTTTATTTCAATTAGTTTATCAACAATGTCTCGCATTGCATCTATATGTGATATACACATTATAAAATTAAATTGCGTTTTCAGATAATCAAATAACATGTACATGGAGTTTAAATTATCCGAATCTAACACACCAAAACCTTCATCGATTGCTAAGAAATTTGGTCTTGGTAAATTTGACACATTAATAAGCGATGTTCTTATTGCTAAGGATGACACAAATTTTTCCATGCCAGATGTCAATTCTAATGGCCAATAATTATCTTCATCATATACAATGAAGGCATTTATATTCTTTCCATCAGTCTGCAGCAATATTGTAAATTCAACAATCTGTGTTAATATATTATTTATTTCTGCTTCAATTTTTGGTAAAGCCTTTGATATTAAATAATACGGAACACCGTCACGTTTTACAGCTTTCATATAGTATTCATAGCCTTGATATTGTTTTTCTAAATCTTTTAATCTTTGAATAGCTGCCTTTGTATCAGTAATTTTTAGATTAGCAACACTTAGTTTGCCAGACACATCAATGAGTTGTTGATCAATATCATTAATTTCACGTTCAATGAAAGTTAATTCATTCTTATGTTCATTTATATCATTATTAAGTTTCTGATTATGCTCAATATATTCAATTTGTTGTAACGATTTATTTAGACTTTCATTCAGTGAATTTATTTCACTATTCAAATCGTAGTTCTGACGTTCACATTGATCTAATGATGTATTTACATCGTAAACTCGATCTCGAATCTTTCTTTTCTTATCTTCTAGATTATCATGTTTAATCAATTTGTTCTTGACATCTTGAATATCAATCTTCTTTAGATTGTCCTGCACAAGTTTAACTTGATTATTAATTATACCTAATTTGTTCTGAAGTTCAGGTAATTTTTCAGCAATGGTTTTAGTTTCGTGTAACCATGGATTTGCCATACAGTATTCACAATCAGAATTCCATTTATGATCATCTAGTTTAGATGTCATGCGTTGGGCATGTTCAATTTCCTTTTTCAGTGACATCTGATTATACTCTATATCAGATAATTCAATCCTATACTGTTCATGTAAATTTATTAATTGTTGTAAATTAGATTTATCAATTTTTAATAGTTCTGAATCAATATTACTAAGTTTTTCATTTGCCTTTGAAATAAATTCAGAATATTCAGTTATCTGTTTGTTATTATCTTCCAGTTCTAAATCAGTTACTCTGATCTTTTCCTTTATATCTTCTGGATTTTCTAGATCATGTATCTCATATAATTGTTGTGACAATGTTATAATTATCTCATTAAGATTACGACGCATTTCATTATGATCTGCTTTATCTTTTGATATCTTATCAGAAATCTTTTGATATGTTTCACTGTCCAATTCCGCATCTGACAAATCTTTTGATAAATCTCTCTTCTTATATTCTCGAATCAACGCTGCCGTTTCTTTAATGTCCTCATGACCAATCAGATACTGTTGTTCGAAAATTTCAATGTCAAGAAACTGTGACAAAAGATCTTTACGTTCTCTCTGTGTTTTGTCAATGAAACCTGTATTATTGTTTTGTAAGGAAAGAGCAGTTAAAACAAAATCTTCATATGTACCTAGATAGTCTCTAATGTTTTTGTTTGTACTGTCTCGTTGATCACCATTTAGATTTTCTTCATTGCCATTAACATCATATCGATAAAAATTTACTGTCACTTTAACATGATCATTACTTTGTTTTTTACCAGATCGTTCTATACAGTAAGTATGTTTACCTAATTCAAATTCAAATTTGCTTTGAAAGTTACTACATTTATTATTAAGAACATGTGCTGCCTTTTTAGTTCGACTACATTTATCAAAACAGCAGAATGCTAAAGCATCTAATAATGTAGATTTACCAGATGCGTTTGGTGCAAAAAGACCATATGAACCTTGCAATGATCCAAAATCAATAGTATTATCTGTACCATAACTAAACATATTTGAAAATTCAAATCGTTTTGGCGCCCAGGTAGTGTTTCTAGCTTGTTTATCTAATACAAGTTTACTATGCACTGTCCTATTAATATAACGAACAATGTCCATCATTTTGTCATCTACGCCATGGTTAGCAGTTAAATATTCTGATATAACATTATTCTGCCATTCCACATCTCTAACACTACCAAAATTTATCTTATTAGCAGTATTTGTAGTATTAATCTCATTAATACGTTGTATTGTAATATCCTGTACTTTACATTTACTACGAATATGTGATGTAACAGCTTTGATATCTGCAGCATCTGTATTCTTAACTTTCAATCTCAGTCTAGGTCTCAATGGTATATTTGAAATATCTGTTTTTAGTTTACCATCTTCCACATATGCTGTATAATAACCATAATCATTTTT